GAGCCCACTGCTCCGGATGAGATCGGCCTGACGCCGGATGTGTGGCAGGCAGTGTATTTGCTTGTCGCGCACTGGTACGCCAATCGTGAGGCGGTTGCGCTGGGCACCATCGCCACTTCGGTTCCGCTCGGTGTCGAGCGCCTTCTCTGGTACAGGAAGAGATTCTGATGAGAGCTGGTCCCCTTCGGCATCGAGCGGATCTGCTCGAACTGCAGCGAGTTCCTGACGGCGGGGGTGGCTATTCCGAGCAGTGGGTCTTCCTGCGCAAGGTGTGGGTTGAGATCACCCTGCCGACTGGTCGGGTGGCGACCGTTGCAAATCAGTTGCAACCGGTCATCAGCGCTGAGATCCGAGCGCGCCCGCATGGCGATCTTGTCGTTGGGCGCCGGTTGTCCCACGGCGGCATCACCTACGCGATAAACGCGGTCCTTCCCGATAACGAGAACAGCATGCTCAGGCTGCTGTGCTCCAACGTTACCCCTACACCGAGGTAAGCAAAATGGTGCTTCGAGCAACAGCGCAACTGAGCGGTGCCGTGACCGCCAACAAGGGCGATGACGTAAGTCATCATCCCGCTGAAATCCTCAACCCACTGATGGCGCGTGGCTTGGTATTCGACGACGGCAAGGACTACCCCAGCGCCTCTGTGCCGCCCACCTCGAAGGCCAGGAAGCGGCCGCGCCGCAAGGGGTGAACCATGGGCAGGCGCTCTCGCATAAAGGGCGACTTCAAGCTGCGCGGCGTGCTGCGACGGATCGCAGCGCTTGACCGCAGCGACCTACCAAGGGGAATGGCGCAGGCTGCCGACCTGGTGTTGGCCACGCAGCAGAACATGATCCCCCGGGACACCGGCGAGGCCGCCGCCGCGCTTCAGGTGCGGATCAGCCGGAACGGCCTGGATGCCCGGATTGGCATCATCGGCAAGCGCGACAACCGGCGCTTCTACTACCTGAAGTTCGTGGAGTACGGCACCAAGGGCTACAGCGGTACGGTCTACCGGCGTCGGGATGCTGGCGCGGTGGGCGGTGAGCACACCGTCAACAGGGATCGCAGCCAGTTCTCCGGCCGCAATCGTCTCGGGCGTCGTGCGACCAAGAACAAGTCGGATGGCGAGAACTTCTTCGGCTACTACCCGGATATTCCGGCACGGCCGGCGCATCCATGGCTGAGGCCGAGCATCGACATGAACCGCGACGACATCCGGATCATCATCCGCGGCGCCATCAGCAGCACCTTGGCGCGCGCGGCGAAAGGAGCCAGCAGTGGCTGACAATGGATTTCCTCTGCAGCAGGCCGTCTACCAGCGCCTGACCGCCGAGCTGAGCGTGCCGGTGTACGACGCGGTACCGGCGGACACACCTTACCCCTACGTCACGATTGACCGGGAGGTGGCTCGCAATACCAGCCCGATCTCAGGCCGCAAGCGGAAGCTGCGTCTGCTGTACCTGAGCGTCTGGAGTGACCACCAGGGCCAGGCCGAGGTGAAGCAGATCCTGGGCGCCATCGAGGATGCGCTCGACGAGCGACCACTGGCGTTGTCGGTGGGGCGCGCGGTCTCCGTGCGGGTGACCGACACCGACACCAATCGCGAGCCGGACGGCCGGACCTACATGGGGTCGGCGACGGTGCGCGTCATCACTACTACCTGAGCACCACCAACCCAACGCCAGTGGAGGACACCATGGCAGAAGACAATCTCAACACGGCCGCCGGCTGCCGCGTGGCCATCGGCACCAAAACGCCGGCGGACACCGAGGCCGATTACAAGGCCGACACCTACGTCGACATCGGCGAGATCGAGGACCTGGGCGAGTTCGGCGACACCTTCAGCAGCGTGAACTTCACCTCGCTGGGTGATGGCCGGGTGCGCAAGTACAAGGGCACCGCTGATGCCGGTGACCTGACCCTCACTGTCGGTCTGGACAATGGCGACGCTGGTCAGAACGCCGTCAAGGTGGCACACAAGGACCGCTCGAAAGGCAACTACAACCTGAAGATCACCCTCAACGACGGTGACCCGTCGGCCACTCCGGTGATCCTGCCGACCACCTTCTACTTCGGTGTGAAGGTGATGAACAACACCGTGGCGCCCGGCAGCGCCGACAACGTGGTGCGCCGGAACATGACCTTCGGCATCAACACCGACATTCTGGAAGTCACCCCGACTCCGGCTGGCCCCTGATCGACGGGGCTTTTGCCCCGTCTCCTCCTGAGTGAGAACCCTTCATGAGTGAAGCCCTGCACGGCACCGTCACGCTGGTGATCGGTGCCCGTACCTACATCCTGCAGCCGACCCTGGAAGCCGCGTTGAAGATCGAGTCGCGCTTCGGTGGCCTGCGCCCGGCCATGGAGTCGATGCGCCTGCTGAGCATCGGTGCCTGCGCTGATGTCGTGATCGCCGCCGCCGGCCTGAAGCCGGAGGAGCACACGACCCTCGCCACGCAGGTTTTCGAGACCGGCGTGGTCAAGGTCTCCTCGCAGCTCACGGAATACATCACCGGCCTGCTGAGCCCGGTACCGCCGAGCATCGCCGAACGGGGAAAGCCCGAGGCGGCCAGCACAGCGCAGTGAGGAATGGCAGCTACGTCGACTACCTGTTCGGCGTGGCCACCGGCTGGCTGGGCTGGCCGCCTGACACTGCGTGGCGCACGCCCATCCCACAGATCCTGATCGCGCTGGATGCCCGCCTGGACTGGATGGGTGGCGGCAAGGCCCAGCAGCAGGCCGCCCCGAAGAAGAAGGGCAGCGTCGCCGACCGCTTGAAGGCGTTCCTGCGGGGACGCCAGGAACCATAGCCACCGCCTTCGGGCGGTTTTTTTACGCCCGGAGAACACGATGTCCGACCAAGAAGTCCAGGGGATGCTGATCCAACTGGAGGCCACCACCGCGCAGTTGCGCCGGGAGCTGGCGAGCGCGGACAGCGTGGTCGCCAAAACGACCCAAAGCATCGACCGCAACCTGGCACAGGTAGATTCTGCGTTTGATCGGACAGCCCAAGGTGCGCAGCAAGCCGGTACGTTGATCCGTGGCGCCTTCGCGGCGATCGCGGGCGCCGGCCTGGTCGGTAGCATCATCCACCAGGTGGACGCCTACGGGCAGATTGCCGACCGCATGAAGGCGGCAACCGGCAGTGTCGAGGAATACATCCAGGTCCAGCAGCACCTGCTGCGCACGGCGCAGGAGACCTATCGGCCTTTGGCCGAGGCGCAGGAGCTGTACATCCGCACGGCGGACGTGATGCGGTCGCTGGGCTTCGACACCCAGCAGACCCTCGATATCACCGACAGCTTCAGCTTTCTGCTGGTGACCAACGCCGCATCGGCGGATAAGGCGCAGTCCGCACTGGGCGCCTACTCGAAGGCGCTGCAGACCGGGAAGGTCGAGGCCGACGGCTGGGTGTCCATTCAGGAGGCCATGCCGACCATCGTCAATGCGATCGCCACGGCCACCGGCAAGAGCGCGGAGCAGATTCGCAAGCTGGGCGTCGAGGGCAAACTGTCCCTCGATGACATCAACACCGGCTTGCTGAATACCGTCGAGGCCAACCGCAAGGCAGCGGCCGATATGTCGGTCAGCGTGCAGGACGCCCTGGTCAACATCCAGAACGCCCTCGGCGATTTCTTTGGCCGCATGGAGGAGAGCACCGGCCTGCTGGATGGCTTGAGCGAGCGCTTCGGCGACCTGCGGCGAGCCAGCATCGGCGCAGTTCGCTGAAGTTCTGCCTGCTGGCCGAGGGCGTCTCGCGCTGACTGCTATCCGCGCCTGACGCCAACCTCGCAATGGGACACGGCCGCCGCCCAGGGTGCTGCTGGAAGGCGCCGGCGGCGAGGTGCTCGACCTGCATGGCGCGCCATTCACCTACGAGCGCAGCGCCGAGAGACTTACCTCAACGGCTCATTCCTGAGCGCCTGCCGCGCGCTGTACCGCAGTGGCGCAACGAGATCTCGATCCAACTGGCGCGCGCGCTGCACTGAAACGAAAGAGCTGGTCGAACCCTAATGCTGTTTTCTGATCTGTTTTCTGGTCTCTATGGGAGATTACGATGTTTTGCCCGCTCGGGCTGACAGAAAACATGCAAATAGCCCGCAGCAGATGACTGACAGCGGGATTCGGTAGTGGCTCACCAAATATTCACTTTGGTGAACGGCATGACCGCATGAGCGGGGCTTTTCGTTGAGCTGTCGGCCGGTGCCGATAGGGGTGGCGCCTGAGTAAGTTCCTGTGTGATTTTTCCGAAGCCTGGGGAGGATCATGGGCTCCATGAAAACTCCATCGTAATCGCACACGGGGAGAGCATGTAGAGCGTAGAGTTCTCGCGTTTGCGGGAGGGCACTATGCCAACATATCCATCGATCTATCGTTTTCGTGTTTTAGCTGCGGCTGTGATGGCGAGCGTATCGATTTATCTATTCTCAGCTTCGTTGGGCATGGATGTTTTAAAAAGTTATGAGGTGTTGGCAGATATCTATCCTGAGAATATGAATGACTATGCTTCAAGACTGACCGCTGAAGAGAAATTTCAGGATGAGCTGCTCCGGCAGCTTACCGATAAGATCTATCTGGAGCGGTATTCGATTTGTGCGCTTATTTTGGCGCTCGCTATATTCTTCCTGCCATCTCCGGTAGTCGTGAGGAGAAGTCGTGTGCTTTTGGTTTTTCTCTATTTGGCGACTCCAGCTTCCATTGTGCTTTCAGAAGTTTTAGCAACCTCTTTGAGTCTGGATAGAATGCTGTATCCAACGTGGAGGGACAATATAGTAGTTTCCTGGTTTATCTCTTGCGCGGTCGCCTTTGCCGTCTGTTTTATGCTCCTGCCGTTGCTGATTCTAGGTTGGCGGAGAACCTCTGGAGGACTGATATTTCGCAGTAAGACCACACAGGTGTTGAGTGGAATTCTTCTTGCGGTTTGGCTGGTAGGATTTGCCTGCTCTTTTTTCAGTGGGGATTATGAGGCAATGCTTCCCCTATGGCTGGGGTTCGTATTTTTTACTATGTACTTTCCTCCAGCGATGAGAAAACACCTGTCAATAAATAGGTGTTTCGAGGGCTATTAG